GATAGTGGTATTGATGATGCTACTGGCCTGCCTCGCAGTTTGATTCCCAAGGTGGGTCCGCAATCTATGGTGCCTACTATCGGAACAAGTATTGCTCAGCAAAACAATACACCAACGGTTAATCAAACCAATAGCTTTACTGTTCAGATAGATCCTTCATTTAACATTTCTCAGGAGATTCAAAACGGTATCAATAGTATCTTTGATGGTCTAGGCAGACAAGCTAGAAACGCAATGCCTCTAGTTGAGGCGCCAAAGGCATGAACTTCTCTATGTTTATGTCTAAGCAAACGACAGTTGGCTTCTTGTCATTGGATATTCTTGTTAGTGAAAACCTCAAGTTTCCTTCTGAGGTAACAAAGTATCCTGTGGAGGATGGCACCGAAGAAATCAGCGATCATATTACTCAAGGTAATGAAGAGCTAACAATATCAGGTAGAGTATCGTCCAGTCAAGTTCTCTCTTTTGATTTTGGTAGATGCGTAACGAAACTAGTTGATGCTGTTGATCAATTGCGGAGTATGCATAAGGCTAGACAACCTATCAAAGTTGTTACTGGACTAGGCTCCTATGAAGAGATGGCATTTACTAGTTTGTCTGTCACTAGAAGTAATGGTGGTGATGGAGGTAATTGGCTCGATATTAATGCTGACTTACGCAAGATAAAGAAGGTTGCTGTTAAAGAAACGGCATTGCCTGAGGATAAAGTAAGCTCAGACGATAGTGCGAAGGGCAGAGCAGGAACATCTTCAGCCAAGAGTGGTTCCAGCGGCAACTCTCAAACGCCACCCAAGAAAGTAGATGGGCCGACACAAGCTTTGGGTTATGGAACTCTTGGTGTTCCTCGGCCAGCAGCGCCGCTTATTCCTCATGTGGGTCCGTGATGTTTGTATTACCAATAGCAGATATGAATAGTCAAGCTATTGAATCTCTATTAGATGATGAGCTATTCTACATTATTCTTGATTGGAATGAGAGTGGTCAATATTGGGAAATGGGTATCCGCAATAGTGCTTATATCACTGTCCTTGACGGCATATGTATTACTCCAAACAATCCGTTACTAAAACAATTCAGGTATCCTGATATATGCAGAGGCGAATTGCTAATGTATATAGATAAGAACTTCAACGGACCGCCGCCAAGGAAAGGTTTGAGTAATAATACGTTTGAGTTTATCTATACTCCTCATGAAGAGATGTTGGTAATATTGAATGCTTTTTGATCGTGTATATCGTTTGCTGATAGGAAAGAAAGGCTCAGAGCAGGGCATTGAGATAACCAACTTGCGTATTCAATTTGATATCCAAAAGACTTCAGATAAGAACCCTAACAATAGCAAGATAAAGATTTGGAACCTCAAGAAGTCAACGCGCCAGGAGATAGAGAAACCCAATACTCGTTGTTTGTTATATGCCGGATACAAAGAGGATGCAGGGCCAGTTCTAATATTTTCCGGCAGCGTAACTTATACATTTACTAAATTCGAGCCGCCGGATATAATTACTGAGATGGATCTAGGCGATGGTGTTCAAGAAATTCGCGATACAACAATATCAGTTGGCTATGGCAAGAACGTTAAATCAAAACAAATCTTTAATGATGTGGCTAAGAAAATGGAAGTCTCGTTAACAATGCCTAATGATATTGAGGATCGTGAGTGGAAGAATGGCTTATCATATTATGGGTCTGCAAGAACATTACTTGACAAGACTGCAAAGGCATCTAATCTAGAATGGTCAATACAGAATGGAGTATTGCAAGTAATTGAAGCTGGAATGGTAACAACTCGGCAAGGTATTGAAATATCTTCTTCATCCGGAATGGTTGGAAGTCCTGATAGTGAACGCGAGGACAAAGCAGAAAGCAAAGGTGAGAAAGGCAAAAGCAGCAAAAGTGATAAAGGTAAATCCACAGAACCAAAGCAACAATGGGATGGATGGAAAGTAAAGACATTGCTCTTGCCAATGTTAAATCCTGGCGATAGAGTATTGCTAAACTCTAGAGCTGTTGAGGGTGTATTTAGAATTGAGGAGCTAACTCACACTGGGGATAGTCATGAAGGTGATTGGCAAACAGAATTGAAACTTGTAGATACTGCCAAGCCTCTTGGTGATAAGAAAACTTCCAAAGGTGGAGCGGCGCCAGGGCGTCCTAAGTCTCAAGCTGCAGTTCCTGTTGGTAAGAAATCTAAACCAATCAATGATGGGTTCCTCGCATAATGCACAACTCAACTATTCGTTCTATTCAGACTATGATTGAAACGTCTATGTCTGAAATGAATACTCAGATACCAGGGACAATAGTTTCTTATGACGCTAAAACAAATCGTGCTGTTGTTAAGCCTGATCTTCCTAAACGTATTGCTAGTGATGAATCATTACCAGCGCCTAACATTGTTGAAGTCCCAATCATATGGGCCTCTAGTGGTGGTGGTTCCTCAACTCTAACGATGCCGATTAAACCTGGCGATGGCGTAATGTTATCCTTCCAGCAACGATCTATGGAAGGTTGGTTGTCGGGCAATAAGGATATGCCCGATGATCCACGACAGTTTGATCTTTCTGATTGTGTTGCTATACCTGGTTGTCAACCTAGCGGTATTGCTGGTGATCCGAATGATGTAGTATTGAAGTTCAATAAAGCCCAATTGAGGATTATGCCAGACGGAACTATCATTCTCAGTAATGATAAAGGTGGTATGACGATAGATGGCGGAACTGGAAAGATTACTTTCAATAACGGCAATGCTGGTATTACAATAGACAATGCGGGTAACATCGGGATAAATGGACAAACAATTAATATAACGACGCCAGAACATACCTTTGTTTTGGAAACTCACCAGCACACTGGCGTTCAAGCAGGCCCTTACAATACTGGACAACCATTAGGATGAGTGAATCTCAAGGCAACTTTGATCTTGCCCTCTCGCGCGCGGACCATGATATGTGGTTCCCAGCGTTACCCAAACCGCCGCCAGAAGCATTGTCTCTTTGGGATAACGATGAATCGAAATGGGATAATGAGGAATCATTATGGGATCAGCTCGATGTTACCGTTACTGAAGTTATCCGACATACAATCGTTCCTATCAATGGTGCGGATAAAGTTGCCCAACAAATTAAGATAACGCTCCTGGCGTTCTTGGGGGAATGGTTTCTCGATGTAACCTTTGGTGTTCCTTACTTGGAAGAAATCCTAGTCAAGAACCCGCAGATGTCTACTATAGAAACAATATTGCGCGCTCATATTAATGCTGTCCCTCATGTCATTAGACTTGAGACGTTTCTCATTGAATGGGATCGTGTCAGGAGAACCTTGGGCGTTAACTTTGTAGCACAAACAGACTATGGGCGTATCAAAGACTCAGTAAAATTGGACACAGCAGCGCATGTCTGATGTAATATCTAATATTGAATATGGTATGTTGCCAACGGGATTTTCCCGTATGCGACTGCCAGAAATCCGTCAAGCTATTATTGATTCGCTACAAACCAAAACACAACTTACTTTCGAGACCAGACCTGATTCGATTACAGGACAATTCATTGATGTCTTTGCGGAACGGGAAGCCGCAATATGGGAACTTGCTCAAGCAGTATATCATGCGATGTATCCCATATCTGCATTTGGCGTTAATCTTGATCATGCAGTTTCTTTTGCTGGCGTCACTCGTTTATTTGCTCTACAATCTTTGGCTTGGGTAAACTTCTATGGAGTTGAAGGAAGTCTTATCCCTACAGGAACAATTGTTAGATCAGAAACAACTCGTGAGAACTTCCTACTGCAAGAGGATTTGCTAATTGATTCGTCAAAGATTGGCGAAGTAATTTTGTCAGTAGATACGGCTGTTATTGGAACTCAATACTTCATTACTCTTACCAAGACAGAAGAGCCGACAGTAACCGCGTCCTATACGCCTGTGCTTGGAGATTCAAACGTAACAATTGCTGGTCAACTATCTCCATTGCTTGTTACGGCAAATTATCTAGTAACGCAAGATGCTCATACAATTCGTATATACCGCGTTGATGGATTGCCTTTCAATCCTACTCATTCTGCGGGTATATCAAAACTCAAACTAGGCGCCACTGGTCTAACCAAGGCTCAGAACTATGGCTCTATGGAAATACCTATCGGCAGTATAACTCAAATTGTTACTACCAGAGATGGATTGGATAGTGTCTATAATGTTTCTCCTGGCCAGTCAGGGCGTGATACTGAAACGGATGATTTGTTACGGGCAAGATATGCTAATGGAGTATACAGACTAGGCGCTGCAACTGTAGCTTCAATACAAGCGAACCTACAGCAAAACATTCTCGGAATGTTGGCTGTATCCGTATATGAAAATGTAAATGATTTTGTAGATGAAGATGGAAGAGCGCCTCACAGTATAGAGGTTGTTGCCTTTGGTGGCGATCCTCAATCTATTGGGGAAGAAATATTCAGAACAAAAGCTGCTGGGATAGATACGTTCGGATCAGTTGCCATTGATGTAAGTGACAGCGCAGGATACACCCACGTTATTCGTTTCAATAGACCAGTGCCACTCTATGTTTGGGTGAAGGCTGCTGTTGTGAAGTATAAAGAAGA